TTACATCTTCTTCGATTGGCACATCAGGCCAATGCTTTGCTAATATCTTGCGCGACCACGGCTCAATGTCGCAGAACATGGCTGGCGTTGACAGGCCAGCCCATTCAAACCCCAGCGCAAATCCACCGATGCCCGAACATAAATCTATATGACGCATCATTTGTTTGGCTGCCTGTTTGAGCTACGCCGCTTCATTGCAATGCGTGCTGTGTGCGCAGATATAACAGAACTACGCCACTTTGGGTTGCGCCACCTGTTGTTTACATCATGCCTGTCGTTGGCGTCAAACAACGCCTCACGCTGTTTCTTTAGATACGCGGCAAACTCTTCTACACTCATATCACTCGCTAGTTTCATTGCACATCAACTCCCTTGCTACCATGCAGAAATCGTCAAACGTCATTTCGACCGCATACTTCCAATCGTACCCATCACCCATCTGGCGCTCAAACGTGGCCAGCATTGCCAGCGCCTCAATAGGCACGCGCCAGCGCTCTGGCAATCTATCGAATTTATAGACCAGCGCCGGTATCTTCCCGGCCTTGGTTGCCGCCACGCATATTTGATCCCAGTGGCTGGGCGAGGCAAACGTGCTGCCCTGCTTGTAGCGCTTGCATTCTATTACAAACGGAAAAGCGTCATCTTCACAGGTCAGGTCAGGCAAGCCAGCCTCTGCCCATTGGTCAAGCACCCGGCGAAACTCCAGCCCAAGCGCATCGTGCAGCCTGTTCTTCACATCACGCTCAAACGATGCGCCCTTGTTGCGTGAGTTAACCATTGCGTGCCGCCGCTATCACACGGTCTAGGTCAGACCCGTCTTTGGTCAGGCGCTTTTCTAATTCTTGCGCCAGTATCTCATCAGCCAATGACGCCATCGAGCGATGCGCCGACTGCTCGACCGCTTCCTTCAGCATCAAAACCGTCTTGGTTCTGAGCCGTCATAATGTTGGTTTTGTGTTTGCCATGATATCGCCCTGATATTTTTTTGCTATCTATGCTTTACATTATGATATCAATGTGCGATAACAAAGTTGACGGCACGTTGACCGTCAGTTGATTAACCAAAAGGGAGTTAAGTTATGGCATGCACAGAAATCAAATGGGATCGTGAAGTAAAGTACACAGATGCAGAGTTTGCTGGCATTCGCCGCAACGCAGATGGTGACATTTACACAGACTTGGATGTTCACCACATCTGGATGACCCCGGCACAGAAGCTACGCCTTACAGGTGATGACCAAACTCGCGTTGAAGAATACCAAGAAGAATTGGCCTACATGATGGAAGAGGCCAAAGCAGAATTTGGAGTAGCATAATGAAATTCATAGTCTACTACCGCGTATCAACTCAGCGTCAGGGCCAATCCGGCCTTGGCCTTGAGGCACAGAAGCACGCATGTGCGCACTATGATATTGTCGCAGAATACACAGAGGTGGAAAGCGGCAAGAAGTCCAACCGCCCAGAGCTTGCCAAGGCACTGGCGCACGCCAAGAAGATAGGCGCGACACTGCTTATTGCAAAGCTCGACCGTCTGGCGCGTAACGTGCATTTCATCACAGGCTTGCTCGAAGCTGGAGTGCCTATCACATGCGCCGACATGCCAGAGGCAGACCGCACGTTCTTGCAAATGGCCGCTGTCTTTGCAGAATGGGAAGGTCGGCGCATCAGTGAGCGCACCAAGGCCGCGCTGGCCGCCGCCAAGCGCCGTGGCGTAAAGCTCGGCTCACCAAACCCAGCCAAGGGCGGCTCGGTTACTGGCAAGCAACGCGCTAGCGCCACCGCACAGGTAGCGCCGCAAGCTATGCCTATCATTAACGCATTGCGCAAGGCCGGTCAGAGCCTACGCGCCATCGCATCCGCTCTTAATGAAGAGCAGATACCAACCGCCATGGGCGGTCAGTGGCACGCATCCAGCGTGCGTAACTTAATCAACGCATAAGGGGATTATCATGCAGAAAGTTGCGGGAATATTATTTACATATGCGCTACTCAGCCTGTGGGTCATGGGCTGGGTGGACATCTTCGGGCCACAATATACGTGGTGGAACTTTATTTATGTTATGGGGAATTGATATGGAAATCATCACACGCAAAGAGGCACAGGAAAAGGGATTGCCTCGATACTTTACTGGTAAGCCGTGCAAGCATGGGCATTTGTCAGAAAAGTTAGTAAGTGGGGGCAGTTGCGTTGAGTGTTATGCTGCAAAATATTACGGTGACAGGGAGAGGCCAAAGAGACACATTGTGCCTGTCCATTTACGGGAATATATAATGACTAGAAAGGAAGCGAGTGAAAGCGGTTGCACAACATACTTTACAGGGCAACCATGCCAACAAGGCCATGTTGCGGCCAGATGGACAAGCAGCACACAATGCGTGATTTGTGAAAGGGATAAAAGCCCAGTTGGCTTTTGCTGTAACAAAACATCCCTCATAAGGCGCACTGACCAATATAAAAAGGAATACACAAGGCGTTATACCAAGAAAAATGCAGAGAAAATGCGCGCAAGGGTGAAGGCGTATCAAGCTCAAAACAAAGAAAAATATCTTGAATACCAAAATGCCTATCAAGCTGCTAGGCGTGTTTTTAAGAGAAGTGCGCAGCCGCCTTGGGTGAGCATAGACAGCTTGAAAAAAATTTATAAAACTATGAGGCAGAAAAACAAGCTTGCTGGATATGTGGCTTATCATGTTGACCACATCGTACCATTGCAGGGCAAAAATGTTTGCGGCCTTCATGTGCCGTGGAATTTGCAAATTATTACCGCTTATGAAAACCAATCTAAATCTAACAAATGGGAGGCAAACTAATGGTCGGAAAACTTACACCTGATAATATGCTATCAGCCTCGCGTATCGCGCAGTTGATGGGTCAATCACCATACGCAACGCAAAACGAATTGCTTGCTGAGTTTATAGACCGCGATGCTGGCAAAGAGCCAGAGCCGTGGGAGGGCAATGAGCTTACGCGCTGGGGCGATATCCATGAAGGCGCAGTTATTGCAGAAACAGCACGGCGCCTTGGTCTTGTCGATGTCCAGCACGACTTCGAGCAAGCGTTCTTCCATGACAAGCTACGCATGGCGGCATCGCTGGACGGCATGGCTACCGGCACGCGCATGGTGAAAGAGGATCACGCGCAGGGCATTATAATCCCCGGCGTTGCAAACGCGTTCTCAACAGCCGACAAAAAATTGTTGCTGGAAATCAAGACAACACAGCAAGCGCCGGAAGATTTGCCGCCACCACATCGCGGCGTGCTACAGCTACAGGCACAGATGATGTGCGCCGGTGCAGACATGGGCGCCGTGTGTGTACTCTATCGCGGGTCAACCCTGCGCATTTTCCTGTATCACGCTGACGCTGGGGTGCAAGCACGCATTGCACAGGCCATCGAAGAGTTCGAGCAACGCCGCACAGACATAGACTGGTATCCGCTGATGAACCCAGCTGATGGCAACGTGGCCTACAGCCGTGTCGATGATGTGGCACAGCCTTTGGACGTATCAGGCGGCGAGGTTCAGGATGCTATCGAGGCTTTGCTTGAGGCGAAGCGCGCTAAAAAAGAATGCGATGAGGTTATCGCTGACGCGGAAACGGTTATCAAGGACTATATGGGCAACCATGAAGAGGCAAACACCGTTGTGGATGGTAAGCGTGTGATAGTTAAATGGGGCATGCGCAACATGAAAGCCACGCAAGAGAAGGTAGTGCCGGCAAAGCCAGCTATGCGCGTGCGTCAGAATGCTTTGACCGTGAAAGAGCTTGGCAATGTATAGGATTACACCAGCCCAGCATCGCGTTCTGAGCGCCATACAGACGCTATCTGAGGCGCAGGGGTATGTTCCTAGCTATACACAGCTAGCGGCTACCCTGAACGTCTCTAAGCAAGCTATCGGCAAGCATGTGGAAATCATGTGCGACCGGGGCATACTGCGAAAAACTTATGGACAGCGACACAGCATCGAGGTCGTGAGGCAGGGGGCGCAATAGCGCCCCTTACTTTGTTAGGCCCTTTTGCTTTTCATATGTACGAAGTCCACCAAGGCCAAGCATGCCGAGCAATACGGTCATCAGCGTATCCATGTCAAACGCAGGATATGGCACAGGCTGATAGCCCATATACGCTGTCACCACATCAGCAATTGGGATGATCAGAAAGTGAACCATAAGGGCGATGCTACAGACCCACCCGGTACAGGGGCGCCAACCCGCGATAAATATGTTTTTTGATTTTGCTTCTTCTGCGTTGATAGCCAGCTGCCCTTTTGCTAATTCTTGGGCATGGCGCTCTGCCATCGTTGCCACCTGATGTGCCAACTCATTCTTCTTATCTTTATCCTCAACGAACTTGCCAATCAGCTCTGTGGCTGGGCCTATCAATGCTTGTAACATCAGTCTATAAACTCCAATATGTTGCCGTCTTTAACCTTAACCTTTAACTCTTTACATGACCATTTCTGGTCAAAGTTATTGGTGTGACCCACGTTGCGTTTAATCTTTCTGCGCACCGACAAGCATTCAGACAGAGATTTATAGGGCGTGTACTCTACCTTCTCGCCGTTCATCACCAATAATAATACAAAGGTTAGCTCAACCACCGTTACGCAACTTCTCTATATTTTCTTCTAAGCTAGTTATCCGCTTCTCGTAAAACTCTAGCGTGAGTTTCTGCTGCTGATCGTATGGTGCTTTGCCACCCTCTATCTCGTTCTGTAGCTTCTCTAACTCAGTAGCCAAATGCTCTATTAGCATGAACTGTTCGCTATCTGCTGGCAAGCTACCCATCTCGCCTCTAGGCCACTTGATGCGAAACTCTGTGTTCTGTTCCAAGTCAGACTGCATCATGGTCTGGTTTGTCTCTAGTGTGTTCAGCCTCTCTATCAAACCAAAGTAAGCCCACGTTGCCAGACTAGCCGCCGCAACCATGCTGATGATGTTGCGTAGCGGCAGTGCTACCTCTGTGTTCTCATTGAGCTTAGTAGCCATTTACTTCTCTGAGTTTAACCAAACCGCTAGGCTGCCTGTCATGGCACCCGTGACCACCGATATTAGCGAAGCCTGTTGTGTTGTTAAATCAGGCTGAGATAGCGCCCACTCGATGCAACGTATGTAAACGCCTGTCATGCACAGCATCATAAAACGTGGCAGTATCTTTAGCTCTAATAGTTTTCTTGCTACATCTTCTGCGCTCATCAGTAACTCCACACGTTAGACCGGGGCGGCTTGGTGTATGTGTCCAAGTGCAAGAAACGATTGCGCCCAGACTGCGCCACGCCAATGCCGGTAAAGCCTAGCTCAAACGCTAGCCGCATAATGTTGTACGCGTCAGACCCATTGCACGCAATGTCTACGGCTAGCCCCATCGTGTGTATGCCCGGCCTGTCCTTGTCAGCCTCGACCGGGTGTGTCTCATGGCGATAGCCGCTGGTCACGGTCATGGCCTTGCCGTGCGCTGTGCGTAGCGCTTGCAATTTCTCCATGAAGCTGGCTTGCATCTCACACTTGCCAGTGTGGCTGCATGTAAACTCAGCCTCGCTAAAATTTGGATAGTTATCCCAGTTCATATGTCACCTCTCACAACCGCCAGCGCATTGCGCCAGCTATCTATCTCAACGTCCGGGTCGTCAAACCGGCGCGCTTTAATGCGCTTGCTAACTGTGCCAACGCAATCCAGCGCTGTGAATATCACCTTGCGCCGGTCAATAGCTACTGACGCTATTATATCATACGCGCCGCGCTCTGCCTTCTTTTTAGTTAGCCCCATGCCATAGTTGAAGTGATAGCATGGCGTGCGCCCGTCAGCTTCTGGCAATATGTTGCGCGACTTCACCTGTATGCGCAGATAGCCAGCATCATCCCAAGCCAGTAGGTCTATCTTATCTTGTTGCGCCATAGCCGCGCCCATAATACCCGGCATGCTCAACACTGCGGCACAAGCGATGTGTTCGCCTATCAGCCCTGTCCTTGTCTCCCCCGACACTACAGCCCTTTCAAATAAATTGCCCACCATACAAGAGCGGCAAGCCCTACAAACCCTGCCATTAACAAAACACTTATTATAATAATTTCTATGATTTGTTTGTTGCGCTTGCGCTGGGCGGCGATAGCCGCTTGTCTATTCTTACGCGCAACCGCCTGATAGTTTAGCCAGTCTGTCCACAAGTTGGGCCTCCCGTGCCATATCATTAATTCCTTTAGCTCTTCTTCTTGCTTCTTGAATTTTTCAAGGTGCATAAATTCTGCGAGGTCGTTGGATGCAAAGGGGCTACGCTTTTTCTTTTCCGCGCGCTTGCGTAAGTCCTCTGTCGCGTTGACGTATGTGGCGACCTTGTCTGCGCAATCTGCAATCTCGCGCCCATTTTGCACGAACTGCTTAACCACTTGAAATGCGGCGTTGGCGGCAGCAAGCTCGGCAAGCATTGACTATTTACCTTTGTACAAGTTCCAGAGTTTCCAACTTACATATGCAATGGATAGCACACCAAGCACCAGCGTGACCCACTGGTTTAGACCGGGCAACCATAGCGGTGCGCTAACACCGCCAGTTGCTATGATTAGGTCATCTGGCTTCATAACTCACCTATGCGTATGGGCTGTCGCCAAGCACATTTGTATCCCAAGCGGCTTTCAATGCCGCAATGTCAGATGCAGATGAAATAGCAGATGCGGCTGGGGCATCACGCAGTGCATCTTTGGCGGTAGCAATAGCTGAAGTGTCAGCACTTGTTTCTAATGCTTTCATTAGCTCTACATCTTTAGCTTCTAATAGAGGCTGACGTACTTCACGAATTTTATCCTTGAAGATTTCCTTCGCCTTATCCATATCTTCGCTTATCACTGTGCCAGATAAGCTCCATGCTTCTCTGAAATCTCTGTTTGCTGGTACGGTAACTTCTGACGCATTAGCCTGATTACCGTCTTTATCGACAATGTATGTATCAACCACGTTAAACTCCTATGCGGCTAGTTCATCAGAGATACGCCAAGCGTTTCTCCACTCTCTTGTTACTGGTAACTGCTCTTTCTTGCAGATAACCATCTTGGGGCGGTTGCCCTCATCCCAAGTCTGCCAAACAGACTGTGGTATGTCCTTCATAATTAGGTATTCGATTGCTTCTTTCTCTGTCATGGCTGGCACTGGCTCAGTCTCATGCAACAAGTAGCCTCTAGTATGCTTCTTAAAATCTGGCTGTGCTTCATCTTTTTCCAGTTCGTGATACACCCACACAGGCGGTAAGATGCCGCCCTGCAATGCACAAGCCATCCAGTTAGGGTCAGGCACAAGTATCTTGGCGCACTCATCAATGCTGTCCTCATAGACCACACGATAATCTGACTGCACAGGCTCAAGGTTTTCTTTAGCCCAGCACAGACGGTCAAATAGCTTTATGCCTTTGAAGTCAGGTGTTTGCATTATGCTAGGTCTCCAATAATTTGTGTCATCACATAAGCACTATCTGTTATCCCAGAATTGCCATTATCCATAAAAATTAAATACGGATGATATACAGTTGTTGTAGGCGTTTGGCTTCCTTTTTGGCTGACGCTATGACAACGGCTAGAACCACCATTATTAGTATTAGCGCAAGTTCCTACAAAAGAATAATTTGCATTTGAAAGAGCGTTACTAATTGTAACAGTATAATCTCCTGTACCATTATCCGTTAAAGAACTTGTATTTAAGCTATCCCTTGCCGCAATAGTGCCTGTGCCATTGAAGTTCACCCAAGCCTTCGCACTACCATTCACAACGTACTGCGTATCAACCGACCCTGCGGTGCTGTGTTCTATTTGGTCTGCTATAATTTTTCCAGCCATTATGCGAGGTCTCCATGTACTAAACCATTTTTTGCACCATCTGCTGAATTACCAGTATAACCTACTGTTCTAAGTGAGTAGGTGGAAGTACTTATTGCTGTACCATGATAATCATAATTAGCAGTAGCAGTGTTTTGAACAGGATAAGTAACGCTGTTCATTAGATTTGTTATGGTAATAACACAAGTTCCTAATGCAGTATCAGTAAATCCAGATACGTTAAATGTATCACCAGTAATGCTTTGTGATGAATCGTTTGCGCCAGCAACCCAAGACTTTGCTAAACCCTGCTGTAACTGCATAGTCGCAGAGCCATCAGTAATCGTCACATCACCAGCAGAAGTCTTGCCAGTGAGGTTGTCTGTAATCACCGTACTCATGCTAGGTCTCCGTGAACTGTGTAACTTCTAGCGTCACAATCAGCGTGTGCTGTGGTTGCATTATCGTGACACAAAGCCACACACCTAGAGGTGCTTCGTATGGTTGAAGTATGTAATTCTTGCATTAACGCAATAAAACTTTCGTCTCTAGTAGTAAAAGAGTGAGAAAAATCATCATCAGCCATACTATTAGTAAAGTTAGCTGAAACCAACCCTGTAGCAAGGTCGCCTAAGCTAGAGACATTAAAACTTCCGCTACCCGAAATAACAGGTGTGCCTTCACCATCTATATGACACCAGCTTTTTGCCGCACTCTGCTTCGTCAGCGTAACAGGGCTAGTGCCGTCTGAGGCTACGATTGTATCTGCTTTTAATGTACTCATGCTATCACCAGATTACCGTTTACTGTCACGGTAACTCCTGTTGCTACTGTAAGCGGCCCTGCACATAGTGCGTTGGTGTTAGCTACTACAGTTA